GGTGTGGAGGTGGAGGTCCAGTGTTTTCGGGCAATCCACACATTCTTCCTTCCAATCAAGCAGCACCGAACATTCGCAACTTCAATGGTGCACGAGATATTGCAGGTGCACGTGGAACCAATGTCACATTTGGGGATACACACATAACTGCCGCTGCTGGAACAACAGAGCAACAAATTACGGAGATCGCGAACGGTCTCGAACGTCGTTTACGACTTGGTTTAGGGAGAAGAATATAATGCACGGAATTAGTCTCCGACAAATGATCGGAAATCAACTTGTACGGGCTGGTGAAGTTATACAGCCTAAAAGAGGTATTGTGCCTTTTAAAGACACAATCACTTTTCGAAATCGATTTACAGCCAAGGTCATGCGTATCGTTGATCATGTAAAGATCAATGGTATTTGGGTACCTGAACGTAAGATGGTTTTTTCGACACAAGGTTACAATGAGATCACCATTGTTGGGAAAAATCATTTGTTGGATGTGGTATTTGGCAATTCTACTCCAGTTACTCAAATTGATCCATGGTATGTTGGTCTAATTGACCAATCACCAACACCTACAACCAGTGAAAATGACACATCAGCATCTCATGCGGGTTGGGCGGAAAATACTGATTACGCAGGTAATCGTAAAGAATGGGATGATACCAATTCTGCTTCCAAGGTCAAAGGTACGAATACTGTTTCAACCTTTGTTATTGATACTACAGCAGAGATTCATGGTATTTTTATTGATAGTCTTGCAACGACTACTGCTGGTATTCTTTGGGCAAGTGGTTCATTTGATTCTTCTTTGAATGTTGTTAATACAGATGAATTGAAAATCACTTACGGTATACGGACTTAAGAATGCCAACTGTTTCATTGAATCAACAACTAATCTTAAAACCTGATGGCTCGCCTGGAACCGATGATGACGGTTCCCGAGATGGGCGGTTTCTCACAGGTCTTGCACCCGCGGCTGCTTGGCAGAATGAATCTGTTTATTGGACGATTCACGATCTTCGTCCAGGTTTCATTAATATTATGCCACCTTTCGGTGGTGCCATGACAGCAACATCTATCAGTTGGTTGCGATTTAATTTACCTTTTCCTTCAATTACTCAAGAACCTTTTATTCGTTTTGTACGTGCCTTTTTTGTTTTTCATTGGAATCCTAATCTAGCTGTCCCATTAGGACATCCAGATAGAGATGCTAATGTGAACAGAGGTCATCCAGGTTTTCCCAGAATACGTATTGTTCCAAATTGGCACGTTAATTTTCAACAAGCTCCTATTCCGGCTTCATCTCCGCATGGAAACAATATATGGAATTTTGCAGGTACGAATGGGCGAACTATTGATTGGGATGATAATGCCACTTGTTGTGAATTTGGTACAAATGTTGGGGTAGTAACAACACCAGATTTCTCGCAAGAATTATTTGATATGACGGTAAATGCAGAAAATATTCATCCAAATGGTACATGGTCTCCTGGAGATCATTTAACATTTTTATTGGATGTTGATCTTTTTTCTGTTACACGTCAAATGACACGTGAATGGCATTTTCGATCTTGGTCTTGGAATGCAGAAAATAATAGTAGTGAACATTCAACATCTCCGTTGTTAGTTGTTGAATACACTACGGATATGCCTGCACCTGATACGTATGATGAACAGGTGATCCACGATCTTATTATAATTCATGAATGGGATGAGATAACTATTTCTGAATGTCCTACACATGAACTTGTTATTTTGCAAGAGTTTACTGTTCAACGTGTTTTTAACAAATCAATTACAAGTGTTCTTCTTATTGATCAAGATGTATCAGGAACCTTTATTCTTGATGCAACTGTTGAACATGTTTTGGTATTGGAACAAGAATTTGCAACTTTAGGTTCGTATGGAAAATCAGTTACACATACACTAGGTATTACTCAATTTGTATTAGCTGATGTAGGTTTGTATAAAGAGATTCAACATGAATTGACTTGGGTTCAAACTATAACTGTTGTTAAATGTCATAGTGAGTCAATAGAACATTCTTTATTCATTGATCAACTTTCACATTTAGTGATGCAGTTTGAACAAAGTATCACTGATCATTTATGGCTTATTCAAGAAATTGGTGTGGAACTTGTTGGTGGTGAAGCACATCAAATTGTGCACACGTTAGAGATCACACAGACAATTGATTTGAATTTTTGTTTGCATTTTGATCTTGAGGATACAATTACATTTGAACAAACTATTTTAGGTATTCTTTGGTCAGGTGGTGGTCCTAGTACAACTGTTGTTTGTGGTACTGGAATTTATGAGTATCAACCACAAGGTGATACACCTACAAAACCAGCAATTACCTTGTTATATGATTTCAAGATCGATTATCCAACTACCAGTCCAACAGCAACTGTTACATTGCCTGCTCCTGTAATGGGGGATATTGAAGAATTAACTGTTACACGTATTCAAAGAAAATCTCGTGGAGGGGATGCTATAAGTTACAAAGCAACACAATGGCCAACTTTTGAAATTAGGCAATTTTCTTTCCAAACATTGTCAGATGCCCAAAAAGACGCACTTTTAAATTTGATTGATTTATCTCTTGGTGATCTAGTTAGGGTACGCGATCATGAAAATAGAACTTGGGACGGTTTGATAGTGAATCCGAATGGAGAATTTGCAGAAGTTTTCAATGAATGTGGACATTCTGCACAGTTTTGGTTTCAACCTGTAGCGGAGGTATAATTTCATGTCAAATGTTAATCATCCTATTTATGATTTAGTACGTTTGGGTATGATTTTATTATTTTTATGGGGTTTATTGTATTATAATGCATCTGAATTTGATGCAACTGAATTGAAAGTTATTGGGGGGATGGCTATTGCATTATGTGGTTCAAAATTTATCGAGCGACAAATAGCTAATTGGACAAATAAGCGTGAAAATAAATGAAATTCATAGTTATATACGCTCCGTATCCTACATCAACTGCGGCAATTATTTTGCCTATGTTTGATTTTAGTGATACACGTATGGCACAATCTCAATTACAAGTATTACGTGCTTTTAATGGAGATTTACGTACACATAAAAATTCACACTCAGCTAAAGCTGTACATAGTTGGAATTTTCAAGTTACACGTATGAAAGCATTGGAGTACAAAGCTTTTTTTCAACTTCATGCAGCTGATCTTTGGAAAGTTGAAGAACAATCAAGTAGTGATTCTTGGATAGGGTATGTTAAACCAAATCCCTTGACTCTTAGTATGGATAAAATTAGTCAGATTTCTGATAGTCGTGAAAAGGTTAATCTCTTAGTTGAATTTGAAATCATTGAATGAAAACATTAACAACTAATGCATTAACAGAGATTGCAAAACAGTACGCAACTGAACCTGTTACTATTGTTGAAATAGAATGGGTTGCGGGAAGTGTATCGCAGTATGCGGATAAAGCGATTCTAGGAATTGATGGTAAAATTCTTAGTGTTGGTAATCTTGAGTCTGCTTTAACAATTCAGAAAGCACAAACAGCCCAAGTTCCTATATCACTTGATGATACAAGTGGTGAGATTAAAAGGATACTGGATCAAACAGACATACATAAGAAACTTGCCACTGTCTACCAATGGTATGGCGGTCTAGTAGATGCTGACAAGTTTGTTGTGTTCAAAGGTCAAATTAGTACACCTTTTGAATGGAAAGAAAAAGCTCGTTCGATTGATTTCACTATTTTATCTCAAGTTGAATCTTATCAAATAGGTTTTTCACCTGAAGAAGGTCAACTTGATTTTGTTGCATCTGATTTGGAAGGTCAATCTTGGCCATTAGCTATTGGACGTGTGAAACATGTACCTGCAAAGAAAGTTTCACAGAAAAAAGTTGCATTTCTTCTTGAAGCTTTTGGACGTGTTGACATTACATTGTATCAACGTCTAAGAGACTTAGAAGCTGATTATGGACGTGAAAGTTTCATGCTTCATTTTTGGATACTCGTTATGCGTGGTGCTAATGCAATTGCACCTGATGTGTCTTGGATCTTGAATGAGTATGTTAAAGCAATCATAAATGAAGATAGAATACGTCCAACAGTTTTAGCTTTACTTGCACTTTTAACACGTGTTCGTAGAGTAGCACAACGATTTGCGAATGCGGGTGCAGTAGCACGTGGTATTCGTACACAAATTCGTCAAATACAAAATGCTTTGCAAATTATGGCAGCTGCTGCAAATGCAATTTTTATACGTAAAAAAGTTCTTCAAGAAATGTGTCGTTTGGCTGAATTTGAATATGAGCAAAAGAAAAGAGCAGCTCAGAATCAAATTAACACGTATAATAAAATGCGTGAAATTCATGCAGATTACTTAGCTGTGTGGAAAGAAATTTGTAGACAATCTCAGTTGTTGAAAACATGTGTCAAAACTAAAGATGGAGCAGAAATCTTTGGTGCAGGTGCAGATGTTGATGTCATAATACACAAGGTTAGATTTCGTGTTCAATTTGATACAGATGATGTAATGTGTTATGTAGCAGGACCATTAGCTTATGATAAAGACATTGCAGTAGATGCTTGGAAACCAGATGATGATCCTTGTTCAGGTATTGAGGACATCGATGGTGCTAACCTATTTTGGTTAGAAGCAACTATTGATGTTAATGGTGATCCTGAATCTATTCCTCAGCTAGAAGACACATGGATCTTGGTAAAGAAACGTGGTACTGATGACTCAGATGGATCAAAAGATCGTCACATACTGAAAGTCACAAAACAAGTTGGTTTGAAAATTTATTTTGAACTGGTTGAATGGGACAAAGGTGGTTCAGGTGGTTTCCCACGTGGAATGAATTTGGCTAACATTGTACGGGAAATTGTTGATACACCATTGTATCCTGGGCCATTTGGTTATTGGTACCCTGAAGGTTTCTTCACTGGTGACTATGACCCAAATATCTGGAATAGACCTGAAGCAGAAATGCTTTTGTCAATTTTACGAGCAACTGGTCCTGTCAGTAAAGATGAATTGACAACTTTAACAAAATTGGTCTATTTGCTTCCAAATGATATTCTGGGAGATACAGTTTTTGCTGTAGCACCCGGACTTCGTGATATTTATACAATAATAGGTTCAGATGTTGGAGAAGTTGTTGAAGTTTCTGGTCTCATCCCTGAAAATTGGTTAACTCGATATAGTATTCCTTATGAGGAATTACCTGAAAGTATGTTCTGGAAAGCTGATTCTGGATCTAGAATCGAAGAAGACGGTCCAGATTGTGACATTTATATTGCAAATATTCTCCCATCCACAGTTAAGTCTGTGAGTGCTTATCGAACAAATGAAGATGGTCTTCGATTTTTGGCACCTGTACCTTCAAGATATTATATCAAAAATGAAAGTGCAAACTTAGGTTCAATTGATGTAACATCTTTAACATTTCCAACTTCGTTAGTTTTGATTCCTGGTGAAAATTGGGAAGAAGTTGTCTATGTTTCATTGATTTCACCTGTTGGTCCAAGTGTTGTTGATTACATTCAATATATTGTTGAGACCTATACTGACAAAACGGTTAATGCTTCTAATTTTGCAGCGATCAAAGCAAAGTTACAAAATGGCGGAGAAGAACTTTATCCTGTGGATTTTTGTACTTTTGAACGACCAGATGCACTAGAAGAAATACGTCGTACAGCTTGGGAAGCACGTTTAGGTGTTTTGTTAATAAATGATGAAATGTTCCTTAAATACTTATCTGAGGAACCTTCACAAGATACAACATTAGATGAAGGAGATTTTGAATTAGACTCTTTGAAAATTGCATACACAAGAACAGAAGAACTGGTAACAGTTCTTACATCGACATACAAGATTGATTATCTTGAATTAGAACAAGGAGAAGAAGATCCCAAAGTTATTTTACGTCATAACGTGAAAAAATATGGTGCACATCAAAGTGAAGAATTTTTTCATATTTATACAGACAGAGAATTGGTTTTAAAGTCTGCAACCTTTTGGTTGATCCGATATTCAAATACGTGGAAAAAAGTTCATGTATCTGTTTTCCATTCACGTTTGAATGTTGATACTTTGGATACTGTTTTACTACAACTTAGTTCAACTTTTGTGTCTAATGCAGATGTGAAATGTGTTGTAGAAGAAGCTGTTTTTGATTCAGTATCTAATCTAGTTGAATTCGTGTTACATACAGGTATTCGTGCAGGAGAGATGGATCAATACAAATTCTTTTGGCCAGCACTTGGAAGTGATGAATTTCCAACAGCTGCTGAGATCACAGAAGGTAATGCTGGTGGTTTTGGACCAGGATCAGTTGTTACTGGTACAATTGGTGATTGTCCTGAAAGTTAATTATGCCTAGAAATAATGATTTTGGGGATCAATTCCCTGGTGACGGTGATGACCAAGCTCCTGGTGATCCGTTAGCAGGTTTCAATGAAATCGATTATGATCCAAGTCCACTAGCTGATCCTAAATCTTTTCAAACAAGATCCAAAGATGATTTTATTCCAGATTTAGGGATAGAAAATCCTGAACCCGTGGAACGGGATTCTTGGTCAGGTGTTGTTATAGAAGTTGTTGATAAATTTGACGTTTGGCCAAGGCGTTACAATGTTCTTAAGCAGGACGGTGAAGTTGTTCAGGCATTCACAACAGAAGTTGTTGATCGGCAGGTTTTAGAGATTGGAAATCCTGTAACCATTGAACGAGGAACAATTCAAGGTGAATACATAATTATTGGGAGTACTCGTCCCAAAGAGTTAAGTTTCTTGGATTTAACAGCATTTGGAACTATTCACAGTACCGTACCTTTCAATGTTGATTATAATTTTATTAACACAGAAGGGCCAGTTGATGATTTATTTTTAGAAAAACAGGAAAGAAAAGATTTTACCTCCAAGATGGATGGATCAGTTGAAATTACAGGAGAAGGTGAATTTTTAATAGAAGTAGATTGGGGTGTTACTCTTGGTACAACAGATGATCCTGCTGAAACTATTTCAGCTATCTATACACAGACAGGTTGTTGGCGTTTTCAAGAATTAGAGGATGCAACAAGAGCAGCTAAATGGATCAAGTCACCAAAGATTTGGTTCAACGAACAGAATGGATTTAGGTTACAATATGATCCAGAAGACTGTACAGCGAATATATCTTTGTACAGTGAAAAAGAAGACACGATTCTGAATCAACAGTATCCCGAATTATCAGTTGGAGTAAAAGATCCAAATGTATGGCCTTATTGGACAGATGAACCAAAAATTGGTAATAGTATCCAAATTGGTACACAAGTCCATCAGGGATGGGTCAAGATTGGTTCAGAACAGGAACATGTTTGGTTGTCAAAAGGTGGTTTTGGTGGCCGTTTAAAATTGAAATTTCCATCTGGTCCACCTTGTGGTTCAGATCCTGAGACTGTAAGTACCATTCAAAGTTTTTCAGGATTCTTATATGCACAAGCTGTTTTTGGTGAATGTGTTCAATTAGGTTGGAGAAGACCTGGAAAAACAGGATCATTTAAAGTTCTTAGTTGTGACATTGATCATTATGACTATTGTTACACATACGTTCCAGGTGAAGAAGTTCAGTATTGTCCAGAACCTGTTCATGCTTGTTACACTTTAGAATTTCAAAATGGTTTATTCATTGGATCAGGATCACAATTTGATAAAAATCCTACAAGACCTGGCGTCACATATTGTTGTTGGAAAGATCCTGATCCCTTTGATCCATGTGGTCAACTTGAAGATCCTGATCCCAGAATTAAATGTACACTTTCTACTTGTGCAAGTTTGTCTCAAGGTTTAGGTAACCCAAAGGAGATGTGATGTCCCGCAGCATCAAAAGACTAAAAGTTGGTTGGATTTGTCCTTGTATTGGTGTCGGTGGTGCTGATGCTCTTATGCTAGGACTTTGCCGTTATGCTCATGATCTCGAATTCACAGGAATTGCAGTACGAAATCAACATATATACCAAAATTATGATTGGGCTTTGAAAATGATGGGTGGACCTTTGGTTCCAATTCATCAGGAAGATTATAATCAAGGTTGTGTGGAAGGAATGCATTATCACGGTGATTTTGCATCTGCTGTTCGTGCTGCTTGTTTTGATGCAGACATTATAATCACTTGGTGTGTTAAAGATGTTGCACAGTATTTATGGTCTTTTGAACGTCCACTTGTGGAATTAGCTCAAAATACTGATACTTATGCACGTGAGACTTGTAACACAAATTTTGATACTGTAGACTTTACAGTTGCATGTTCACACGCTGCAAGACAAGTTTTTAATCATCCAAACAGTGTCAATGCTGTTATTTATAATGCAGTTGATCCAGGACGTGTAACTCCGAAATTTGGTGGACCAACAATTAGAAAACTTTGGGGATACACTGAAGATGATAAAATAATTCTTTATATGGGTCGTCTTGTTGAAGAAAAGAATCCTGAAATTCTTCTTGGTGCTTTACAACATCTTCCAGATGAATGGAAACTTTTAGTTGTTGGATCAGGGTACTTAGAGGAAAATTTTAGTAAAAGTTGTTCTAATCTTGCAGCAGGACGTGTTGCTTTTCTTAAACCACAATTCCATGTTGGTGATTTGTTAGCAATGGCAGATGTATTTTGTTTACCAACAGACTTTGAAGGTCATCCATTAGCTGTTTGTGAAGCTTGGTTAGCTGGTTGTCCTGTTGTCACAACAGCCATACCAGTCATGGACGAATTAACAAAACAATTTGGACAACTGGCCACAATTGTTCCTCAACGACCTGAGCCTAAAGTTTTAGCAGATGCTTTAGTACAAGCAGTTGAACCCACAGATGAGAATCTGGCGATGCAGCATCGTGCTCAAATGGTAACTTGGTCTGAATTTACACTTCCAGCTGCATCTGCTAAATGGGAAGCTTTTCTTTCTCAATGTGTTGATAAATGGTACAAAGCACAAAGAATAGGAAAAATTCTTCCAATTAAGCAAGCTGTACCTAAACTTAACAGTTTTGCAAAACTCAAAACTGTAGAGGGAATGTGATGCCGTTAACAACACGAGGCAAACCAAGCACACAAGTTTTTTGTGGTTTATCTGCTGGTGCTACAAGTGGTGCTAGAATAGAGTTCCAAGTAAACGGTGTGAAGAAACGTGACTTGGAATATTCAGATGCTGAAGATTTAGCATCTGTTATCACTCTTACAGGTAGTATGGTACTAGCTGTTGAAAAAGGTGATATTCTTAGAATACGTGTATTCCCTGTTGCTACTGATGAGTCTGTACCTGTGACTCTTCCTAGTGGTCGATCTTGGTTTCATATGAAAAGACTCAGGCAATATGGATAATGGTGTCTATGCACAACGAATGCTTACAGCTTTTAATAGGAATAATCCTGTAACAGCAGATTTAACATATCCTGAGATACAAGATCGTTTTAAGTATTGTAAAACTTGTGAGAAATTTACAGGCAAAAGTTGTAAAGTAATTGGATGTGACTTTGAAGATCACATTCGAATTCTTTTTAGGGCAAAACGTGAATGTCCAAAAGGATTATTTTAAAATTCAAAATTAAAGAAAAGGATATTTATGTCAACCAATAAAGATTCAAATAAGGAGTTAGTTATGTGGAAATGGATTACGACATTACTGACAGCATTAGCTATCAGTAACCTAGGAACAGCTTTGGCTTTTCGAATATCAGATGAACATATTGCAAAAATAGCATCTCAGTCTTTTTCAGATGCTAGTCGTGAAAAAAGTATGTATGCTACATCAGGTGAACGAAGAGTGCAACAATTAGAGAATGAGCTTGCATCGATTCGGAAATCTTTATCTCGAATTGAAGGTAAACTTAATATTCCTATTCTTCCTGAGGATTAAGTTCAGTATGTATCTGACTTGATCTTACATCTCGATCACCTTGATATTTACCGTCATAGGTAATGTCTGTTGGACCTATTGGTTCATGGTAAAATATCTGACATACTTTCATGTATGGATAGACACGTAAGGGATGTATCACGATAATTTCTAAAGTCCAATTACCTTGAAATCCAAGGTCTCCGAACCCACCAGTCACATGTATGGCCATACCCAAACGGGCGAAGGATGAACGTCCTTCTATCATGGGGACGTGTTTGTCTGTACGTGTGAATTCTTGTGTCTTTCCTAGATACAGGGTTCCTGGTTGCAGAATATAACCTTCTGTAGGAATTTCAATTCTACGAATTCGGTTATCGTGTTTGCAATCAAGTACAACTTCTTCATATACTTTCAATACAGGTGAGAGTGTTAAGTTGTAACTATTTGGACCAATGTTTTCTTCTTTGTAGGGATCAATTCCTATTGCACCTGTCTGCACATGTAGCATGATCTCGCGACCTGTTAAGATGCTCATTTTGCTCTTTCTATTTGTCACCAAAGTACATAGGATCACCACTTCCATCATAGGTGATTTCAAGTGACTCCCCGCCACCGAAGTTAACAGGACTGTGGAAGATGTATTTCATGCTCAGTCTCCGTTTTCAGTAAAATAGAATGTGATCGCAGATCCAGCTAATCCGTACAAAGCTTCAGAAGCTAAGCTAGAATAAAAAGTTGACACAATTGCTGCACCAGTGAGCATGATTGCCAGTATAGCTCTCACTATAGACTTCATTTTTGGTGCCCACCAAGGTTTTTCATGTTCCATCATACCACCGGATTAAAAAAAGTTGTTAAAGTTTTTACATAACCACGACGTGTTATGTCACAGTCGTATAATGAGTCATGTGTTCTGAGATCATCAACATCAACACCAAGACGACGAGCCACGGTTGTCAGTGTCATTAACCTAGGAAATGGTATTTCCATTGCATTAAAATCTGCAAAATCATTCATCATACAAGCTATGACAAATAAATCTCGAATCCTGGAGTCAAACATTGCATTATAGTGTTCCCAACCAATCCATTCCTGGATGTGGGGTTTATCAAAAGCTGCATAGTTGAAACCAAGTGGAACAATTCGTTTCTTTTCAGGAAGATGAAGTTCTGTATTCCAATTTTCTAAAAGATCCGCAGCAGCCATACGATCCATTCCAGTATCAAGAGCTTTTTGAATAACATCTCCTGATTTACGACGAGCTTCGGAGTCGATACGCTCAGGATAGTTTGGTTTGAGATAAATATCAAAAACAGGATAAACTGTTGAAGGTTCAAGTTTTGCATTAAGAGGGCAAATAGATATTTGCACAATTTCATGATAGCCTGGACGTAAACCAGTTAATTCTGTATCAATTGAACACAGAAGATGCTGGTTAAGATGTTGCATTGATTCAGCCATTATGCTTCCTTTATCCAAAGGTGTTCTTCTGATATACCAATAGTTTGGACATTTTGTTTGTCAGCTTTGTAATTTTCTTCATGGTATGCTTGAGGTTCAGCATATACACTTGCTGACCATTTAGTATGATCTGTCCAATAGTGCATTGAATGAATAAGTGGACTATCATACCCACTTAAAATGACTGTGCCTTTCATTGTGCCAATTATTGACAACATTTCCCGCAGATCACTTTCCTTGAATTTTATTTTGTAGATTCCAGGATCAGTACCTACGTATGGTGGATCAAGATAGAACAAAGCATCTTCACTATCATAGTCACGAAGAATCAATTTGAAATCTAAATTTTCAAGTTGGAAGCGACGAATGTTCCAGTGAATAGATTCAAATACTTCAAGTGATTTGGGAATCTTAAAAGGTGGTATACCATTCGTTGCACGTCCAAAGCATTGACCTTTTGCAATGACCGAGCAACGGATCATATAATACCATTTAGCTGCACGTTCAACAGGATCATCTGTTTCACACCAAGTTGCACGACATCGCTCCCATTCTTCACGAGATAATGGGTGTCGTAAATTACCAAGTTGATGTATAAGATCCTGTGTCATACTTCCCAATTGTAAGCAACGATAAAAATCTACGATCCCTGAATATGCATCATTGAATACCATTAAAGGACAATCGGGCATGTTCAAAGAAACGATACCAGATCCTCCAAAGACATCAATCCATTTGTTACATAAATGGCTTTTTAAGATTGGAATCAAGGTTGGGAGGCTCTTGGCTTTTCCACCAACCCAACCAAATGGAGCCTTTTGAAACTTACGTGTTGTGTCTTTGAGATCGTTATCTGATCCAAGATCAAATAAATCATTCAGAAAATCATCGGACATTTTGTTCCTTCCACTGTTATTTTAATCATCGGTACTGCACGATTTTCAGCATACAAATTTCTTCAAATTCAGTGAGTTCCATTTGCATCCGGTTCGACGGTTTCCCTGATAAGGTCTTGCAGTTGGGTGAGTTGGTGCCCACCAGCGGACCAGCCACAGCAGCCCCAGTGGATATTTTTGGCGACGTGGAGCACTGACGTTCCGGTGAAAGTGTGTTCGATAGGGTTATCGCTCACGCTACCATCTTTGCTCACGTAGCGGCGATCATACTTGAGCACATCGTTGTCCCACCAGAGCCGGATACGGTTGGTGTTGAGTTTTCCGGGTGCTCTTGCAGCGGGTGGTGGAACATTTGCGTAGGTGAATTCCAACATTTGTATTCTCCGTTGATTGGTTGAGTTGTTCTTACACCATTCAGGCAAAGTGCCACCTTAAAACCAAAGAACCAAGGAAAATGGACAAAGTAATTCGGTTAACAAAAAATTCTTGTTTGTCCCAACCCAACAAACATGATTTGCCTATGTTGGCCCATGTGACTTCATCAGGTTTTCTTATCATCAGTATCCTTTCCAGAAAAGTCGATGATTGAAATCGGAAAGATGTTCAAGTGGTGTTATCTTGACACCACGACTTATGAGTAACCAAAGAACAGGAAACAGTTGAATCTTGTCATTGGTCACACGTTGTTGTGCGAGATCACGTTTTGCTGCTTGTGTACCTTTTTCAAAACAGTCAGTTGGATCTTCAATAGAGAACCGTTCACGTATTCGTCCCTGTATCACACAATCAGAAATATGCAACCAAAGACAACTTTTCGAAATTTCAGGATGTTGATTCCAGATCCTTGGGACTTGAGATTCAAAACGAGGTTGACCGTCAACTAAGATAATTTCTTTATCCAACTGAGATTTTAATTGTTTGGTGTAAATTTCAAAAATTTCATCTTCTGTGTCAGCCATTGCTGCTTGACCACGAAATCGTTCTGGAGGATAACGCTTACGCATTTCCTTGCCGACTTCCACGAGTCCGATCTTGTTACCCATGATGTCGACTGAACGTTGCATGAAAGTAGACTTACCTACACATGTAACACCCATTACGTAAATTATTTCCATGTTTTCTTATCCTTTTTCAAGTAAAAACACCACCAGAAGATCCTAAGATTTACACTTCTGTATGTTTCAAAATTAAAACAATCAAGATCAAAAGGTCCACACCATACATTAAACCAACCTGGTTCTTTGCAGTAACCTACACCCTGAAACAATGATCCATTCCAACGTGTAATAAATTTCATTACATTTCCTTGCTTACGAGTTTTTCTTCAAAACAAATTAACGGTGATCGAGTTTCATCAGGAACTTTGAAAGATATGTTACCCCAGGACCATGCTGCATTATAAGGGTTTCGTCCTTTAGGAATTCTATCAGGCATAGATGAACTAATTTTACGTTTTGTCAAACCAATACGTTCGCTGGGGTCTAACCATGCAATGTATGCTTCTGCAAATTTTGCCAACGAGATCATGTAACCTGGTGCTTCATGACAGGCTTCACGTAAGAAAATTTCAACTAAATTTTCATTGATCTTAGCTGCTTCAAGTTTTTGTTGTGTATTGAGAACAGGTAATCTTAACCTATCGTTTGAAGCTGGTATTTCTAGTGATAGCAATGCAGCTAGAAAATCTGGTGCTTCTTTGGCCAAAACTTCCATAAAGACTGGTTTTGGTATTGGATTAACAGGAAGTTCTGGTACATTTATCATTGTGATACGTGTATCACCTGGCCATATAGGACAGTCTGTTTTGAAATTAGAACAATGTATCCAATGAGTTGTATTTATAACCTCATAAGGTGTCAACATTTTTTTGTGTATAGGTAACATAGGTGAAGTTACCCAATCTTTTATCTTTGCATTAGCTGTTTTATTTGTAGCAAGATTGGTTTCTTCTATTACACAAAGAATTGCACCTTCAAGTTCACCATTGAAAATTGAACCACCAAGCGAATGGTCTGCTCGCCTGTATCCGGGACTGAAAAGCAAATTCAAAGACTCATGAAGGATGGATTTTCCTGTATTCTGTTTATCAGAGAAGATAAATAGATACGGAAGAGGTTGAAGTGGATATTGGAACAAAGAAGCAACCCAACATTTAAGATAGTCTGAACCTGAGACTATATTATTGCTTGTGCACCAATTTGACTCTATTACAGCAACGTCTAAACCCTTGCCTACATGATCTAAGATCATTTGCCAATGAGGAAAAGAGAGGGTATCATTATTGCTAGGCACATGTTTTAGTTGTGGAGCGTTCTTGTTCCATTGTCTATCGCCTGGATATTCTGATTGAAAGGGTGCAACGGTCAAGAGCCATGGTTTACAAACATTTCCACCAACAATTTTATCAACTTCTGGTGCATTGTATCCGTGTGTCTTGAGAGCCAGTTTAACATGTGTCAAAGGTTCTTGTCTCCACCATTCATCACCTCGAATCATCCAACCTGCATCTCCGCCGTCACGTGTAACAATATGTCGGCAGAAATCATCAACACTTTCTGTTTCAACTTCACCTTCGTTACTGAGATTTGCATTCAAGATCCTTACCCACTTATTCTTTTCACGTAACCAACTGAGCATGTCTCCTGGTTGATCATGATGTTCTGCTGGAATTTCAACAATGATTCGAGATCGATCTTTATGCATTTTGATGGTCGCAGTACGACCGTCCATGCCTGCTGGTGTTTTGATTTCAGAACCGACGGCTAATCCAGCTTCTTTTGCGTCAGCAAGTGAATTGAAAGCATATCCACCTGAAGGTCTTTCAAGTCCTTCATGAGCAAGAGCAGCAATCTTAAGATTGGGTTCATAATTCAAGTAACACTTAGTCCAACCACGACCATCTTGTTCCCATGATGCATGTTCACTTGCACCTAATGAATAACGTCTGATTGACCAAGCACCTTGTCGCATTGGAAAAGCGAAACAGTTTTGTTCAGCATCATTACCAGGTGAACTTGTTTCGTAAATACCTTTGAAGGCAAGAGCCTCATGTGCTGATTTCAGATCCAACGTATGTGTGACAAGCATATGATGATCAGAATCCCACCACCATTGTCTTGAACAATTTTGATGAAGATAATCAATTAACTTTTTGTGTATAAGATCCAAAGCAATTAAATTTTGTTGACCAGCTGTTTGATCAAATTTTTCATGTAATTCTGGTAATTCTTCTGATGCTGGTATTCGTTGTTTGATCTTCTTTCTATTACCCTTCATAACAGCTATATGGTCACGCCAATTTGCAGGTATTTCTTTAAGTATTTTACCTTGTTTGATGAGGTCTAAAGCTTGTGGACTTTTTTGCATCTTACGATGCCAAATCCACATATTGCCACCACAAATGTCAACCTTGGATGCGAAATCATAACGTGCAATTCCTGACATCAGGGACAAAATAGAACGTGCCAAAGCTTGGTGTTCTGTATGGTTGGCTGTAGATACAGGATCAAGAAACACATACAGGTGTAACCCACGTCCACCTGTTGAATGACGCACAGTCACCCACGGTATATCACAGGCTGCTTGTTTCACTCGTACAAGATCCTCAACACTTAGTTTAGAACTATGCTTATCTGAGTGACCTACAATTGCATCGAAATCAAAAGCGACCCAACGGCTAACACAATTTTGCCAGTCCCAACCCGTCATCCCGATAGCTTCAGCATGTTCAGCAAGATCAAAATTCATAGGTGTTGTAACATCATACTCGGGCGTTGAATTCGCATTATAAGGGATGCGAAATGGTTTCCAAGTTTGATCACCGTCTGTATATCCTGTCCAGGATTTGCCTTCAAATTTACCTTGAATAGCTTCACCAAGATCTTGTGCAACGTTGACCTGACATTCCATTCCACTATTATAAAGAGATGCTAGATCGTTGTGGGTGTTTTGATTTAACATCCTTAAAATAGATGCGATTCTTGATACGGTCATTTTTGTTCCTACAAAATTACTTACAAATAGGGGGCAAGTCTAATAGCTCACTTTATAGGGTAGTTATATTTTTTCTGATCAATAATCTAACCCTCATAAGTAAGTTAGTTTGTAAATTCTAAATCAAATCAATTTACAAACTTACACTATATTATACGTTTATTTTGCGTAATTATTACAGCTAAAACTCGTATAATATAGTGTATTTTGGCCGATCAAGAATCGTAGTCGGCTGATGATTTCAAATCCTTATTGATGAAAGAGAAGCACTATGTCAACTGATGCTGCTACTGTAGAACGGTCCGTGGATGCGATCGAAAAAGAAGAGATCGCAGCTGCACAGGAAAAGGCCGGAACGGTAACGAAGATCATTCCTTTGGGATTGATCGAGAAATCTGAGATCTCTTTACGTGACGTTGATCGTCAACGTGAGGAGTATCAGTTGTTGGTCAATTCCATTCGAGAACGTGGTGTTTTGCAACCGATCTTGGTTCGTGAACTCGATAGCCTTGGTGTTACCAAGTATGGACTGATTGATGGTTTGCAACGATTCACGGCATCAACGGATGCAGGTCGATTTGAAATTCCTGCATTCGTCGTTTCAATGGATGATGGTGAGTTGCTTGAAGCTCAGATCATCACCAATGCAACACGTGTTGTTACACGACCCGCCGAGTACAGTCGCCACCTTCTCCGCATTCTTTCGCGGAATCCTTTCATGACTGTGACACAATTGGCACAGAAAGTGTGTCAATCCAAGACGTGGGTGGAACAAAGACTTTCACTCAACAAGTTGCAGGATGGAATTCAAGAACTTGTCGATGCTGGCAAGATCCATCTTACCAACGCTTATGCTCTATCCAAGCTTCCCGAAGAAGAACAGGCAGAGCACGTGGATGCTGCTCAAACGGAACAGCCTCAAACGTTTGTGCCACGTATGAAGGCACGCGTCAAGGAAATTCGAGACGCAAAGAAAGCTGGCAAAGATGCAGCACCGGCTGAATTTCAGCCCGCAATGCATCTTCGCAAGATTACGGTGTTGAAGGAAGAGTTTGAAGCTGTGGCTGAAGGTAGCGGTGCCATCTTGGCTTTGGTCACAGATGGTGGACTCACAAGTCCGAGTGATATCGTATCTTTGGCATTAGCTTGGACTCTCAATTTCGATGAGGCTTCGCAGCAAGCTCAACGTGAGGCGGATATCGTCCGTAAACAGAAGAAAAAGGACGAGGTTGAACGCAAGAAGAAAGAGCGAGAAGATGCCAAGCAAGATGCTGCTGCGAAAGATGCTGCCAACATTGTGAACATGTAGTGAAACATTGCCCGGCGGCAAGTGCGGTGGTGGTCCGTCATGTAAGGGCGGGCTGCCATCTATTTTTATTTGTTCTTTGATCTTTGATCTTTGATTTTGAAACGAGAAAAAAATGAGTAATGAAATCGCTACAACGGAAGAAAATACTTTAGCAGTACCAGACGACAATTTACTTGCAGGCACTGAGCCTAGCAGGTATAGTACAGACAAAGCTCTTGCAGCCGCAACAAAAGTTGGTGACTGGCTCCCGTATATCCAGTTGATGGGTGGTGAATCCAAACCAGTAAAAAAGGGGGAATTTCCCATTGGTCATTTTGGTTTGGTTCGTGGACGCAATGTGACAGACCTCAGTGAAGAATTTGCCGCAGGATTCTTTGCATGGCGACCGAAGGCCATGGTTTTTGGTCCACCTCCAACTTCGTTCTTTGATCCTGAATCCGAAGAATTTCAAGATTGTCTTACCAAAGCTGAGGACAAAAATATCAAAGGTGGTTTTGGACATGGAGTCGAATTTTTGGTTTGGTTGCCTGAGCAAAAGTGTTTTGCAGGGTATTTCATGGGCAATGCAACTGGTCGAAATGAAGCACCTAACTTGGTGGCGATTGTGGATAGCAAAAAATGGTTTGCTACACAAACGGCACATTTGATTGAGAAAGGTACAAACATTTGGCATGGTCCACGGACAGCCTTTTACGATCTTGTGATTGACATGCCTGAAAAAGCACAATTGGTGGAGGAAGTTAACAAGTTCAATAATCCTCCAGCCAAGATAGAACCGGAAAAGGATGAGAATGCACCGGAAGGGGCTGTGGAAACAGCAGCAGAAGGTGAGTCACGTCGATAGGGATGATGGTGGTGGACTCCGGGAGAGAATTTCTCTCCCGGAGTTTATTTGAAAGGACTGATGTATGATCGCCGCCGGGATCATAACTTCTCCAAGACCCGATAACGTGAATTACATCACGTCTATGTTGAGGTCTTTCTTAACTGAATGGGATATTGTCCCATTTGTCTTCGCAGAACCACAGACTCCACCGTTCTTGTATAAAGATCGTGTTCTCTATTATGAAAGTCCTAATCAACTTGGTATTGTTCATAATTGGTTGTATGCGGCCAAAAGAATATTAGAGGTAAATGCTAGTCCATGGATCATGATGTGTGAGGATGATATTGAATTCATGCAAGGATGTTCACGTGAAACTAGGAAGTTGATCCTCGATCTTGAAGATGATCTTCCTGGTTTCATTTCACCTTATTGTTCTAAGCACAATTCAGCTATGTTTGAAAAAGGTAATTGGCACAAACCCCAAATGCCTGGTGATATGTCTTGGTGTGGTGCGTGTTGTTTGTTATTTCCACGTGAACATCTCAATTTAATTGTAAATGTTCATGAAGCAAATTTCAAACTCGCTGCACAAGGACCACATTCTTCAGCTGTACATTTAGACTGTGCTATAGGTCATGTATTAACTTTTTGTGGAAAGAAACTTTTAACACATTCACCAACACTTGTAGATCATAAAGGTGAAATAAGTACAACTGAAGTGAATAACCAGGAAGGTCAAATTCTTGGGGATGCACGGACACCGGAGTTTTTTCAATGAAACAAAATGTATTTGGTTTGAGTCAATGTGAATTTGATCTTTCAACTTTACGTCAAGTTGTAGATGCAGCATCAGGTATCAATCTTTCTACACAAGAAAAAGATGCAAGTGAAGCATTTGTTTGTCTAAGTATGTTTGATGATAATATATTGAGTCATTTTAATTTAGGATTCATTATTCTGTGTCCTTGGGAAGATTTACATCACTTATTTACATTTACTCCTGGAGTAAAATTTACTGTACAGGAAGCGAAAAAGCATAAGAATATGTTTGTAACTCTTGCAACAGGTTCTGTTTTTACGTGGTCGTATTTCTGTAAAATGTTTTTTGAAGAAATAGAAATGCGTCATATATCCAATCAGATTCAAAATCATCTTGAACATGCTGGATTTATCACAGTATTCAAAGGATGGTCCAAAATATCAGAGAAAGATGGCACATGGTCGCTGCGAAGTCAACACTAGAATTATTAGAACAAGATCATTTTGATACGCATTTTCTTGCAGGTGGACAATATACACCTGTACGTATTAAAAGAATTGAAGGTGATCGAATGGCTTTTCATTTCGGTTACGTGCGTGAATTGATAGATGATATAAAATCATCGTTTGAAAAACGAAGGTATCATGGTTTTCCTGATAATATGGCTCCATACACAGAGCCAACAAAGGTATGGTCTGCACCTATAACTCAAAGAAATATCTTTCAACTTGAAGCTTTTATGGGGAAATTTGGACCTTCTCCTTATACACAATGGGAAAGGAATTTGATTTTACCAGAAGAAATAAAGGAATATTGTGCTAACAGAGTATTCAAAACTCTTGAACCTTATGATCATCAAATTGACATGATTCAACATGGTTTTTCTGTACGTCATTTTCTTTGGGCATGTGAAATGGGTACAGGCAAAACTCTTGCTGCCATTATCATGGTTGAAATGCTACAGAAGATTTGGGATTTTAAGTGGACAGATATAGTTTGGGCTGCACCTTTATCAGCTATTGCTGCGGCTCAAGTAGATTTCATGAAATGGAATACACCTATTGCTCCACAACTTCATAGTTATCAAGGTTTAGTTAAGGTTGTTAATACTTGGGACCCGAATAGACCGCCACCACGTATTTTGGTTCTGGATGAATCTTCACGTTGTAAAACACCAGAAACACAAAGATCAATTGCTGCTCAAATGATTGCGGATGCAATGCGTAAGCATTGGGGAACTGAGTGTATCATAGCAGAATTATCAGGTTCACCTTCACCAAAAACACCAGCAGATATTTGGAAACAATGTGAAATTGTAGCACCAGGTTTCTTGTCAGAAGCAAATTGGTATCTTTTTCGCGAGCGATTAGGTATACTTGCGGAATACGAAGGTGCCGCTGGAGGTAAATACAAGAAATTAGAAGTGTGGCGAGATGATGAAGAAAAATGTAAATTATGTGGAAAGTTAGAAGATAATCCTATTCATGATTCTACATTGAATTTTGTTAATCTTGCCAATTTGGAAAAACTTCACAAGTATGTTAAAGGTGTCAATGAAATTGAAAAGTTGAATGATCGAACAGAAGGATTAGTCCTTGTTAAATTTAAGAAGGACTGTTTAGACCTTCCTGAAAAACGATACAAAATCTTTGAAGTTGAACCTACAGAAGAAATTCTTCGTGCCGCTAAATTAATCGTTGCAAACGAAGTTAGGACTGTTGATGCTCTTAGTAAGTTACGAACTTTGAGCGATGGTTTTATCTACAAAGATACACCAACTGGAAAGAAAATTGATTGTCCTGGTTGTGAAGCAAAAGGTTTTCAACTTGAATATTTCGACACAAATGATCCTGATCATTTTTTATTACCAGATGAAATTCAGAAAGGTGTGAGGTATCTTTGGGAAAAACTTCCAGAAGATGAAGATCCTTTGGAATTTATACCTGAAATCGTAGGTGAAGAATCTATCAATCTTGGAACACGTGAAATTGAATGCTTTAATTGTGCAGGACAAAAACTTGTACAAGAAATGCATCGAACAATGGATGAAGTTCCTTGTCCTAAAGATAAGGTTCTTACAGACTTGCTTGAAATGCACCAAGAGATTGGTCGCTTTAATGTATATGCAGGTTTTCAAGGTTCAATTGATCGTATATGTAAGATTTGTCATCAACAGGGTTGGACATCGTTCAAATGTGATGGACGTGGTTGGTTCATGGAAACACCTAAGGGTGATGTGATCCAAGGTTCAAAAGCTGACTTATTAATGATTTACGATCAACAACGTGAAAGGTTTCCATATGTTTGCTTCGTTGGCAACCCAGGGTCTGCTGGGATGGGTATTACTCTTACTGCTTCTCCTGGGACATTCTTTTTTAGTAATGACTTCAATCCCGAGAACAGAACGCAAGCTGTTGATCGCGGGCATCGCATTGGGATGGACATGGTGCGTGGTGGTTGGATTTATGACTGTTTTCATCTGCCTTCTGATAAACGTGTATATGATTCCTTGATGAATTCACGTCGTTTGGAACTTATGGCTCTTGGGGCTTTGAAACAGATGTATGGAGTCGCGGCCTAATGGATGTTCCAGAGATACAAGGGCATGTGTTTGTTCGTTTGATTCGTCCCGATGAATATGATAAAAAGGTATTTGTAGTATGAGTAAGATCAGAGTTCTGTATCATGCGTCTTGTTTTGATGGTTTCTGTGCTGCTTGGGTTGCATGGAATCATCTTACTGGTGACGACATTCAATTTATCCCTGTTCAATATAGTCAACCAGTTCCATTGGATTTAGAGGATGCAGTCGTCTATATTCTTGATTTTTCGTACAACAAGGAAACAATGCACAGGATCTGCGATCGTGCAAGACAAGTTATTTGTCTTGATCACCACAAAACAGCCGAGGCTGAACTTGAAAATATTGAAACAGGACAAGAAAGAACGTCTTTTGACAATCTTACTTTGGTTTTTGACATGACCAAGAGCGGTGCTCGTTTGACCTGGGAACATTTTCAAAATGAAGCTGTCCCACCATGGCAAGTTCTTTATACAGAGGATCGTGATCTTTGGAAGTGGGAGTTACCAGGCAGTCGTGAGGTCAATGATGGTCTACGTACATACCCATTTGATTTCAAAATTTGGAATGAATTGTATTCAGATGATGTATTTGAAGCAGGTATCATTCTTTCACGTTACTTGGAACTCATTGTTGAAGGTGCTAAAGAAAATGCAGTCATGATCAATATTCCACATTGTGATGTTCCAGTTCCCGTAGTCAATTGTACTATGCGAGACGTGATCTCAGATCTTGCTGGACAATTGGCTGAAGAGACAGGTGTAGGTGGAACTTACTTTGTTCATGGAGACGGTTACTACGTTTATTCACTCAGATCCCGAGGGGAAATAGATGTGAGTGCAATTGCAAAAATGCATGACGGTGGAGGACATGCCAAGGCTGCTGGTTTCAAAAGTGATGTTTTATTGTAACATGGAGAAAATTATGAAGAAGTTACTGATTGTTGTTTTTCTGCTTGGTTCATTGCTTTGTTCAGATGCTGATGCTTTTGGCAGAAGACGATGGAGACAAAGAAGAGTTAGTTCTCCACCGGCAGAGTATTACAACTGTAGTGATCAAAGAAAATGTGAACTTGAAGCTGCATACATGAATGCTCATGGTATTCGTGGGCATATTTGGGGATTGATTGGCCATTATGAAGGAGTTGGTTGGGGTGGTCCTGGTTGTGCTACTTGTGTTCCTAGGGGAAGAATGACACTCACAGGTGATGCACAAGCAGGTAATTTTCGTGTGAAATCCTGGCGATAATGGTAGCCTTTGTGAATTTGTGTCAAGACATGATTTCTGGTTACTTCTTGAAGTGTCGGTTCGAATCCGGCCAAAGGCATTTAAATGGATGATCTTGACATACTTATAGAAGGTCCAAAAGCAATTGGTACATATGGTCCAACGATTTTGGATCTATGTGCCGGTTCTGGTTCATGGAGTCAACCATATGTTGATCGAAACTACAGAGTTCTTCGAGTTACTTTACCTGATTACGATATTTGTCTTTGGCCATCTGCTCCTTCTAACATGGGACGATTGCCAAATGATTTTGGTGATATTCGTAAGTTTGTGGGTCATATACATGGAGTACTCGCCGCTCCACCTTGTACATGCTTCAGTGCGGCTGGAGCAAGGATTGGACGAACTGACAAAGATATGAAACAAGCTATCTCGGTCATGGATGCTTGCATACGTTTAGTGTATGTATTAAAACCTAAATGGTGGGCATTGGAGAATCCAATTGGTAAAATGCAACGTTGGTTAGGTGAACCTACTTACAAGTTTCAACCTAACTGGTTTGGTGATCCTTATACTAAACAAACTCTTCTTTGGGGAAGATTTGAAATCCCTGAAGAAAAATTTATACCTGCTTTTGATGGTTCCAAAATGTCTGAAAATATTCGTAGTCAAGCAAATCGTTCTATTACACCCCCAGCATTTGCAGAAGCATTCTGCAGGAGTAATCCATGACACGTATGATACCAGAAGCCTTGCAAAATGATCAAACAATTGGTATCCCGTTAGTACCAATTGAACAAATTTATATTGATCATGAATTCAATTGTCGTGGTTGGTTTTCTCCTACAGATTGCATTGATCTTGCAAAAGACATTGCACTTCGTGGTCTTCAACAACCGATCACTATTCGACCATTGCGAACAAAAGATTATGCTGAATTGAAACGTGAAGGTGATCTTCTTGATAAAGGTTTCAAGTATCATCTTATTGTGGGGCACCGTCGATATACATCTTACAAGATCAATGAAGCAAAACATATTCCAGCTATTATTAAAGCTGAGAATATGCCGATTTTTGAGCAACGTGATCTTAATGCGATTGAGAATCTTCAACGAAAAGAATTAAATTTTGCACAAGAGGCTCAAGCAATTAAGCATTATTGGATTTGTGGTTGGACACGTATAGACATTGCTCAACGTGTTACAAAATCTGCTGGTTGGGTCCAGCAACGTATTCGCTTGCTTGAAATGCCTGAAGAAGTTCAAACTGCTGCTTCACAAGGTTATATCTTACCTAGTGACATGGCTGAACTTTCCAGGTTCTCATCAGATCCAAATGAATTATTGAAAATGGCAGGTGTTCTTCGTGATCGACGTGCAGCTGGTCAAGGTCGCGGTGTTTTGGATAGGATTAAGAAAACAGATCGTGCTGACAGTCGAAAAATTCGTTCAAAACGTGACATGGAAGATATGCTTGAATTGATACAAAATCTTTTCAAACAAGTTAATGGTGAGAAAGCTATCTTAGCTGAAGAATGGATTTCACCTCAAGGAAATATGCTTTGTACACGTGTCTTAGCTTGGGCTTGTGGTGTCATAACCACGTATGAAATTCACAAGGATATTCAGGAAGCAGCCAAAGTTGTTGGTTTGTATTACAACATTCCTAAGTTTTCACAGGCACAGTTAGTACCATGAATGTCATCGCCGGGCAATCAAATTGTCAACATCGTGCACTAATTTCTATTGCAAGTACATGGAAAGAAATTGGACCTGGAGATTACGGTGAACACGATGTAATGGATCATGTTTCAAAGTCCAAGGGTTGGTGTCGTTTATTACTTAATGAAAAAATAGAAGTTGGTTTTGGAAATGGTAAACGATATAGAATTGAGAGGATTGAGTAATGACATTCTCTGAAATCAAAATTTCAGATTCATTTACTTGGATTAACAATGTAACGAGTGATGTATGAGCAGACCCATATGTGTATTTGACACGGAAACCTGTGGTTTCCACGGACCAACGGTCCTGATTCAGTATCAATTCGATGATGACCCTATTGAACTTCATGATGTGTGGACAGAACCTATATGGTCTACACTCGAACTCATTGAACGTATGTGTGACGCGGAAGCAGTCGTCGGCTTCAATTTAGCATTTGACTGGTTCAAGATCATTCAGACAGTTACGTGTTTGGAATTGCTCAGTGAAAAAGTTGGACAAGATGCCGAACCCATCGACCACATCGAAACGTACGCCGCCATTGAACCAGATGCAAGAGATGGGCCTTGTGTCAAGCCAAGGTCTGCCCTTGACTTGCTACTCCATGCTCGAAAGGGTCCGTTCCAAGATACAATGGATCGTAAATCCATACGCATTAGAAAAGTTCCCTCGCAGATGGTCAGTTCTGTAATTAATGAACTAGATCGTCGGTTGCAGTTTGAACAGTATTTGTTTGCTCGTGGGAAAGATAAGAAAGCACGTTGGAAGAGTTACCCAATCAAGGATTATCAAACAGGCAAGCCGGTTCCTGGATTCCAAGACATTGTTTTAACTTTCAGACCTAGTGCAGCTTTGAAAGTTTTAGCACAACATTGTCTTGGATACAAAGATGTCCTCTTTATGGCGGATGTTAAACCACCGAACAAACCTCTTGAAATTGGTTGGGCACCATTTGCTCTTGCATTATCCACGCCTGAAAAAGGTTGGGCATGTAAGGTAGGTGACAAAAAAGGTTATGCATGGCCTGCAATAATCAAAGATCATATTTATCATTGGAAGTTTCATAAGAGTGCACGGAAGTACGCGACAGATGATGTGGTTTATACAAGGGGTTTGTTGGACTATTTTGGTCGTCCTGCTCACGGAGACATTGATTCAGTTCTTGCGTGTCAAGTAGGTGCAAGCCGTTGGCGAGGATTCAAGATCGATGAAGATCAAATAAGAAAGCTTGATGCTGGTGAAGTACAGAAGATGAAATTGGCACCACGTGCCCCACATCATGTATACAAGTACTTGTCCGCCGTGATGACTGAAACTGAAAAGGTTGCATTCGATGAACACGGATCGACTAAGAAGACTGTACTTGAAGCAATTAGTGATTGGCCTACGGAAGCTGGGAAAAGAGCAAAGGAAGTCCTCGATAGTAGACAATCTGCTAATAAGCACGTACTTTTTACAAAACTTTTACAGGCTGGTAGGTTCCATGCCGCTGCGACTGTTATTGGATCATTGTCCGGTCGTAATTCCGGTCGAACTGAAAGTTCAGATGGAAAAAGGATATCAAATCTCAATGCCCTTGGTATCCAACACAATAAAGAGATCCGTCAATGTTTTCCGTTAACACAAGATGACATGCAACTAGACGGTGGTGACTTTGCAGCATTTGAAGTCAGTATCGCTGAGGCAGTTTATAATGATCCTAACTTACGTAAAGAACTTCTGACTTGTGCTGAATGTCAGAAACAGATATCACCAAACGATTATCGTCAGAAAATTGATTGTTCCAATTGTGGTGCAAGTTATGGTGCATGTAAAAATTGTTTTGAATCAGTTCTCTTTGTAAATACACAGCTGAAGAGACCTTGCACCTGTGGAAATTGTGAACCGTTTCCTAGTAGGGAAGGAACAACAAGAAAGATCCACGGTTTGTTTGCTATGGCTTTATGGCCTGGCACTACTTATGACGATATTGTTGCAACAAAAGGATCAGATGATGACCGTTATGATAAAGGAAAACGGGCGGTATTCGGTGGTCTGCTCTACGGAGGCGATGCTAATACTTTGGAAAAACGGCTTGGTATCGCGATTGAAATTGGAGAAGCTGCCATTAAACTCTTCAATGATCGTTATGCAGAGAAAAAACGAGCCGAACAAGAAATATTTGATGCCTATTGTTCAATGCGTCAGCCAAAAGGAATTGGAACTAACGTTGAATGGCACGATCCAGTAGATACAGTATCTTCCCTCAATGGTTTCGTACGATCTTTTGTCCTCGAAAATCGTGTATGCAAAGCACTCTACATGCTCGCGACTAAGCCACCACCCGGCTGGCGACAAGCCCAAACCAAAGTCTTTCGTCGTGATAGATGGCAATCAGCTTCGGGAGCGGTTAAAAGTGCATTGTATGCTGCCGCGTTCCAACTCCAAGCTTTCAACATGCGAGCCGCCACAAATCACAAGATTCAAAGTACGGGGGCGATCATTTGTAAAACGCTCCAAACGCTTCTCTGGGAATTGCAACCATGTGGAATAAGTCCCTGGGTAATTCAACCATTCAATGTACATGATGAACTCATGTGTCCTGTTCAAGAAGACTTGTCGCCACAACTTGAAAAAATTGTATACGATTTCATAGAGGTTGTCAAGGAATTGATTCCTCTTATCAAAATGGAATGGGAAACTGATATGCAATCATGGGCTGAAAAGTAAATGATTCTCTCCCCGCAAAGAGAATATTGTGGACGATTTGTCAATAGGAGAATTATTGTTCCGTGTAACACAACGTGTTCGCTCGATTCGAAATCTGGAGTATGCTATTCAAAGTTCAACTTTTCGTGAATTATTTGTACATGCTACAGAATCTGAGAAAAAACGTTTATTTTCGATTGTTAATCGCGGAGACAATGAAGACTTAGATGCATGGATAGTAGAAGTACGTCAAAATCATTTGTCCTTGATGCACGTAGATGAGTTACGTAAGAGGGCAGGTTTAAGGAATATATCGGATTATCATCTATTACGAAAGGATGAACTTATTTATGAGCTTTCAAAACAGAATACGACAATTACATGTCGTAATGAAGAAACATGCATCGAAAGCGGGAGTGTCGCCGAAGCAATACGATCTTATTTTGAACCCAAAGTTCAAGATAGTGGAAGAATCTTTAGCGACGAGACTTCAAGTGATCCACGATCACGAACACAAAGCCATAGTGATACTTTGGACGAAGCCACACATCAATGAAGACATGTGGAATAATTATGATCTATTCTTTACAAAAGATGTTCTTCCTGAAATGAAGTTGATGCGACAACATCGAAGAGCTTTTAAAAAGGCTTGGAGTAATCTTTTACGGGAGATCAAAAGTGAACGAACGGCAGCTAGGAATCGACAAGATAAAGAAAAGGGAAAGGAAGGAAGATGTATTTGTAAGAGATCCACTAAAAAGATATCTGGAAGTTCGGGGATGGAAAGTTAAGATCATACATGGTGGTAAATTTCAGTATGGTCTTCCTGATCTGTATGCAACACATAAACGATATGGTCCACGTTGGATTGAATGTAAGTTACCTCGAATGCAAGGATCTCAATTCACAAAAGCACAACTTGAATGGCTACCCATTATGGATGCTAACGGGTCACCTGTTTGGGTTCTTACTGCCGCCAATGAGCATGAATACAAGAAACTTTTCAAAAAATCTAACCTTACAGAAATGATGTTGATGACGATATGACATATGAAAAAAGACTTAACAAAGGTGAAAATGATAAAGCAGAAGTGATCGAAGATCGTTGTAGTATTTGTGGGTACAAATTTAATAGTGACCAAACTATGACAGGTTATTATGAACGTAAAGAACACTTTATGACTCATGATCTTATTGAAGACGAAGCACGTTATTCTGCATTGAAGGAAACTGATACACCTATTGTTGAATCTGCTTTAATTGCTTTTGCTAAAACAATAAAACCGAGAAACAAATGACTGAATACTATCAAGATTGCTTTGAATTAGATAACGAACCACAAATCAGAAGTATCCTGCCGACATGGGGCCAAGGATTTTTTAGTCAATTCATTTATCACAATGCGTATTCACGTATTCAGTACATTGATGACATTCCTTATGGTCAAGAAACTTGGCATGATACTTGTATCCGTGTGATCAATGGACTTTTTAGTATACGAAAGTCACATTATAAGAAAAACAGAATACAATGGGATGAATCATATTGGCAAGATTATGCCGTCAAAATGGGAGTCTCTTTATGTAGGATGGAATGGTCTCCTCCAGGACGTGGTTTATGGGCAATGGGAACTGATCTCATTCGTAAACGTGGAGCTATGGCCTTATACAATTGTGCGTATACAGATATTGGAGAGGATTGGTTT